ATCGTCATGTTCGGCCGGGTGCCGCGGGTCAAAACTGTGGCACAGGTGATTGCGGAATTGCAGGATGTTGTCGATGCGGGGTTCCGGCAGTGCTTCCTTGTCGATGACAATTTCATCGGCAACAAGCGCGAGGCAAGAAAGCTGCTGACCGCGATTGCCGAATGGCAGAAAACCCTGCCGAGGCCACTGAACCTGTCAACCGAGGCCAGCATCAATCTTGCGGATGAACCGGATCTGCTGGCTCTTATGCAGCAAGCCAATTTTGACCGCGTTTTCATCGGGATAGAGACGCCGAACGTCGCCTCTCTCAAGGAAGCCCGCAAGACCCAGAACCTGCGCGGCGATTCCCTGGTCGCCAAGGTTCAGCGGATCCGGGACGCAGGTCTGATCGTGATGGGCGGGTTCATCGTTGGCTTTGATGAAGACACGACCGAAATTTTCGACACGCAGTATCAGTTCATCCATGACAGCGGGATCGTGATGTCCAGCATCGGCATTCTGGCGCCGCTGCCAACAACGCCGCTCTATGACCGGCTGGTGGCCGAAGGCCGCCTGTATCCGGAAGACCCGGAATGTGCCTTTCTGCCAAAACAGATGACACGCGAAGAGCTGAAGGCCGGACACCGCGCGCTTATCACGCGCGTCTTTGACCCCGACGCCTTTTTCGAACGCGCCTTCCGGTCGCTGCGCCAATCGCACCGCTTCGAGGCGATCCGCCGCCGCCGCTACAGGCCTGCAACCGGCGCGCGCGCGGCCCTGGGGCGCGCCGCCATCTGGAGCCGCTTGCTCAGGGCGATTGCTGCCAACGGATACTGGTCACTGGTCCCGGCGTATCTCAGAGCCATGCAGAACAACCGCCGCCTTGGCCCCGCGGCGATGCCAGCCTCAGACTTGCTCTCGCTCTGTCTGACGCATTGGCACATCTACTGCATCAGCCATGGACCACAGGATTCTGTGTATCTCGAGGCCAAGGCCAGCGTGCGGGGTTCCACCTGACTTGACCTGAGCCCCTCGTTCCTTCCGGGCTTGAGACTGTCTGAGGTGCCCTTGAAGAATGCGAACCAGTCTCCGTTCCCCCTACCCCACCGACCATTTAGGCAACAAGAAGGCCGCGCCACTCGGCGAGGGTGGTGGCGCGGGTCCTCTGACAACACCAACGGCTGGGCGCTAAGGACTGTTCTTTCGTCTCCGTCATGATCCCGACTTCGCCCGGCGCTGCTTCAACCAGATCAAGGGGTTCGGCGTTTGCGGCTTTCCAGAAAGCCATGCAGTCAGCTTTGCGCTGCTGGGTGCTGTCATCCGGCGCGAAGGTGTCGCGGGCGTCATCCGCGAGATGATCGCCCCACGCGACATGGAGGCCGCCGAATGACCCGAAGCAATGACACGATCCGCGTGCTGATCCCCCTGAAGCTGCGCAAGAAGAACGGGCGGCCCAAGATCATGCCGCCTGCCGATTACAGCCCGAGCGAGGATCAGACCCAAGACCCGCACATCCTGCGCGCCATCGGCCGGGCATGGGGCTGGCGGCGGCGCATGGAGGCAGGCGAGTTCGCCACGATCCAGGAACTGTCCGAGGCCGTCGGCTTGGCCGAACGCCTTGTCAGCCGCCAGCTGCGCCTCGCCTATCTGGCGCCAGAGGTGCTCAAACGCCTGACCTGCGGGCGCGAGGCGCCGGCGGTCAGCCTCTATGACCTGTGTTTTCTGGCCGGGAAGACATGGCAGGAGCAGGCTGAGCGGGCGTTTCGGTAACCCTCAATGAAAACTCGCCAGAAAGGACGTCGCGGTCAGCGAGACATGCGCGTCCAACGGCGGGTGCAGCTCAAACGCTTTCGGCTCGCGCGCGAAGTTCCACAGGCGGAACAGGGACCATTGCGAGCGCCGCTCCTCGGCCACAGCCAGCTCGTTGCGGCTGATATGAAAAGGTGTGCGCTCCCAGCCATTCGTCGTCTTCACCTCGATCAGGCGCGGCCGGCCGTTCGGAGCGAAGCTGGCGATATCGTAGCCGGCACCATCACCATCCTCCTCCGAAACCCACCGGACCTTGCGCGCAAGGTCCTCGCGCCCCGCTGATGTGAGGGCCGCTCGTTCATGCGCCATGACGCGTTCCTCACCGGCCCGGCCGAGGGCGCGGTTTCGCTCGTCTCTCGCCGCGACATCGAACTTGCGGGCCATGTGCAGCATCTGCTCCAGTTCCTGCGGCGGCGGCTGGTTCGACATTGTGGGGGGCGGCCCGATCCAGATCGGCCGTGCCTCCGCGAGGCCGGTCGTCACTCTGGTACCTGAATGGCGGCCGAGCCATGCCGGGTTCAGCGCCAGCCAACGCGCCACGGCATCCACCAGCGTCATCTGGAAATTGAAGGCGGGCTTATAGCCCGGGATCCAGTCCTCACCCAGCCCCTTCAGCACGGCGCTGATGTTCTGGTGCTTGAACTCGACCGATCCCTCGGACCGATCGTTCAACAGCGGCAGAAGCCCGCGCCGATGCTCGGCCTTGTTGTAAGGGCGGCCGGATACGTCGTCGGCCAGCATCGCGAAGTAATCCGCGACGATCAGATCGTTCTCTTGTTCTGTCCAGGCCCCGTTCGACATTGCGCCAGGCTAGGGGCCGAAACTGCGTTTGTCATCAGAGACTTCGCGCAAAACTCCCAAGACTTACCAACCACCACGCCGCCCGTGTCGCGTCGCCATCTGCTTTGAGACAAGCCGGAACCAGCGAAACACGGGCGCAACGCGCCCCGGTCAGTTCGTTGAAATCTATGGGGGTTTTGAACCCGTCTCGCCGAGAGCGAAGGGCGGGTGGAAAGAGACGGTGGGCGTTTGGAGATCGATCTCGCGCGGTTGGCCAGTCTCCGAAGGGCGGATGGTCCCTGCAAACCCCATTGGCACGTAAAGAAAAAGGCCCCGCGCGGGACCTGTTTTCGGGTTTGCAATGTGCAAGTGGCGGAGTGGAAGCCCGCCATCATGCCACTTTTATCGTTTGCAATCATAAGCATGAACAGGCAGCGACGCCGAAATTCCTAGGATTTACCCATCATCCCTCTATGCGATCTTGAGCCACGCGATGCACCGCATTACATTTCCTTTGAGGGCTTGTATGTGGGGTAAATAAGACCATGCCGAAGCGCGCCGCAGAACTTTCCGCCCTGGAGGTTCGGAACTTGGAACACCCGACCGGCAAGGGAAGCGCCCTTGTTGCGGTGGGGGGCGTGAATGGGCTTTACTTGCAACTGTCTGCGGGCGGCGGACGATCCTGGGTGCTGCGCATACTTGTTGGCGCGAAGCGGCGGGATATCGGCTTGGGAAGCTTTCCGACCGTCACGCTGGCGCAGGCCCGAGACAAGGCACGCGAGGCGCGCGAAAAGATCGCGCTGGGGATCGACCCTGTGGAAGAACGCAAAGCGGCCAAAGCCGCACTTGTGGCCGCGCAAGGGCGTGGGCTGACTTTCGACAAGGCAACCGCGCATTATCTCGCTGCGAAGCTGGATGCCTTCAAGAACGCAAAGCATCGCCAGCAATGGCAAAACACCCTTGCCCAGTATGCTTCGCCAGCCTTGGGCAAAATGCTGGTGCAAGATATCGCCGTTCAGGATGTGCTACGGGTGCTGCAACCGCTCTGGGCATCTAAAACCGAAACCGCCTCGCGGTTGCGCGGGCGCATTGAAAGCGTCCTTAGCTGGGCCACTGTGGCGGGGCACCGCACTGGCGACAATCCGGCGCGCTGGGCGGGCAACCTTAAGGAACTTCTGCCTGCGCCTTCCAAGATCGCGCTAGAGGGCAATCAACCTGCGCTGACTTTGAGCGATGCCCCGCGCTGGTTTGCTGAACTGAAAAACCGCGATGGAATGGGGGCGCGGGCTTTGGAGTTTTTGGCACTGACTGCCGCACGCTCACAGGAAGTGAGGGGCGCGGAATGGTCAGAAATGGACCTTGAAGCAGGGCTTTGGATCGTGCCTGCCGCACGGATGAAGATGGCCCGCGAACACCGGGTGCCGCTGACGCCCGATGCTGTCGCCCTGTTGCGATCCCTTCCCCGGATGGAAAATAACACCCTTGTGTTTCCAGCCGCGCGCGGCGGGCAGCTTTCCGACATGACGGTTTCAGCGGTCATGCGGCGAATGAACGAAACGGATCAGGCCCGGGGGAATCCCGGTTTTCTTGACCGCGTGTCGAAGCGCCCAGCGGTCCCGCACGGGCTGCGTTCCACCTTCCGCGACTGGGTGGCCGAAAAGACAAACTTCCCCGGCGAAATGGCCGAGGTGGCGCTGGCGCACAAGATCAGCAACGCGGTGGAAGCGTCCTATCGACGCGGCGACATGATCGAGAAACGGCGGCGCATGATGGGGGAATGGGGTGCTTTTCTGACCCAAGCGCCCAAGTCGGCCAAGGTGGTCCGGCTTTGACGATGCGTCATGTGGTCCTGTCGGACGATGGCTACAACGTCGCGGGCAATGCTGCGCACCGGCTGCTTGCAGCCTGCTTCTTTCCAGAAAGCCCAAGGGATCAGGCGCAGGCGTTGTTCATCGCCGCCTTGGAACAGGATGAGTTTCGCCGCGTTGGCTCCGCTGCCTATCAGCCGTCCGAAATATTGCTGGCCGCAGCAAACTTGATCGAGAAGCGAACGGCGCAGTTATTCGCAGTTGGCTTTATGGCGATCTGTTACACCTATCTTGCGGCCACCCCCTACAAGCCCAGCCTTAATAGGGTTTCTGCCGTCGCTTCTTACAGCGCAGGTGAATTCGGGAAAGTGTCTTGGCGGGCAGGGTTGGACCCGAACGGCAAAGGCAAACAGAAAGCCGTCACCGGTGATCCGGCGTCACTCGAACGGCTATTCAGACGTTACCGCAGCGCGGCACATATCTGTGCAGCGCGCGTTTCTGCAAGCAGCTATCTCGACCATGCGCACATCTGGGAAGACAACCCGCTGGTCACTTCGACCCTGATACAGACTGCGGTTAGCTTTCAGGATGCCTTGGAACGCACAACCGACGTTAGGGCCTGGAATCTCTGGGATTTGAAGAAGCACTATCCCGCGTGCCTTTTAGGATCGCCTGTCCTTGCGCCAGACAATGACCTTTATCATTGGATTGAGCGGGGACTTCAGCTTGCATTGGAAGAAGGCAAGATTGTCGCCCCAGATGGGGGGGGAAGATCATCTTCCCCAGGGTAAGTTCATCGTCCCCAAATTTTCAGACGGATGCACTGCCACCAATCTCCCTGCATGGCAACGCACGGAGATTTAAATGCCTGAGACATATCTTTCCGACCGCCAGCTTGGCGAACGCTTCGGCGTCCACCATCTGACGCCTCGCCGCTGGGTGCGCGACGACCCCACTTTTCCCCGACCCGTCAAGCTGTCTCCAGGCTGCACGCGCTGGAAACTGTCCGAGATCGAAGCGTGGGAAACGTCCAAATCCACGCGCACGGCAAACAATGGCTAAGAGGCCCAGCGCCCGGCGCATCCGCAGCGCCCGAACATACACGATTGAAGAGGCTGCGGAGGCCTTGAACGTATCCAACGGGACGATCCGTGCTTGGGTGCGGGACGGCCTGCCCCTGATGAAGTCGCGCCGCCCGTTCCTGATCCTGGGCGATGCCCTGCGCCACTACCTGGCGGATCGCTCGACCGGGGCGAAGGTCCGGCTGGAACAGGATCAGCTCTATTGCTTTTCCTGCAAGGCGGCACGCAGGCCTTCGGGCGCACTGGTGGATTGCATCCGGCAAACGGCCAAGACCGCCCGCTTGGTGGGCCTGTGCGACCATTGCGGGGGCACCTGCAATCGGATGATCAGCACGGCCAAAGTCGCCAGCTTCAAAGAATTCTTCGACCTCGCCTTCAAGGACGGGTGGAAAGCCTAGGGGATACATCCAACCCCCACTGAAACCATCACTTCGAAAGGGCATCTGAATGGTTCGGAAACACAACGAAGAAAACGAGCGCATCAAGCGTCGTTACCTGCAATTCCTGCGGGAAGCCAAAAGGTGCGACCCGGCGACCGTGGACAAGGCCGCCGAGGCGATCTTGCGCTTCGAACGCGGCACAGGCTTCAAACCCTTCAAGCGGTTCCATATCGAACAGGCCGTCACCTTCAAGCGGCAGCTTGAAGCCGCACGGAACGACCGCACGGGCGCGTCACTTTCCAAGGCGACCATCGACGGCACCTTGCGGGCGGTAAAGGCATTCGTTCTCTGGTTGGCCGGGCAACCCGGCTACAAGACGCGGATCAAATACAGTGATTCCGAGTATTTCAACCTGAACGCCAAGGATGTCCGCATTGCCCACGCCGAGCGCGACACGGCCTTCCCGTCCATGGAACAGTGCCGCCACGCCTTCAACCAGATGCCCAGCGCAACCGTTTTCCAGCGGCGCGACAAGGCGCTGTTCGCCTTCGTCATGCTGACCGGCGCGCGCGACGGGGCGATTGCTTCGCTGCGGTTGAAACACGTCGATCTGATCGAAGGGCGCGTCAACCAAGACGCGCGCGATGTGAAGACCAAGTTTGCCAAGACCTTCACGACTTGGTTTTTCCCTGTCGAAGATGAATACCGACAGGCCTTCCGTGACTGGGTGGAGTATCTGCGCAAGGATCAGCTTTTTGGCCCGACCGACGCCCTGTTCCCAAAGCCCCTGATGGGGTTGAAGGACGGCAGCTTCGCCGCCACGGCGCTATCGCGCGAACCCTACGGCAACGCCTCGCGCATCCGTGCCGTCATCAAGGACGCGTTCACCTCTGCGGGCCTGCCCGCCTTCGGCCCGCACAGCTTCCGCAAGACCCTTGGCATCCTTGCCAATACCCATTGCAAGACCCCGGAACAGTTCAAGGCCTGGTCGATGAACCTGGGGCACGAAAACATCGCGACGACCCTTAGCGCCTATTGCCCGGTCTCGACGGCGCGGCAGGGGGAACTGATCAAGGGCATGGGCTGAGGCCATCTTGCCGCTTGCGCATCGCGTCTCCTGGGGGCAGGTAGCCTGCAGACCGCGAGACTTTGGAGAGTTCGGAAGTATGTTCTTCATAAGCGCCGGGCGCATCTTCGCCCACATTTTCTTTTGGTATGGCATACTTGGCGTGGCATTCTCCCTGTACCAAGGCTTCAGTGCCTTCGAGTACCCCGACGAGATGATGGCCCAATCCAAGTGGCTGACACGCGAGATCGGCGGCGCGATGTCCATCGCCTTCATGGGTTTGGCCCTTGGCGTTCTGTGCGAAATCAGTTCAAAGAGAAACAAGCCTGACAAGCAGGCGTAAGACCATCAGATCAGCGGCGCAGCCTGCCCGATTAGGGCAGACGAAGCGCGGCGCGGGGGGGAAGCGGGCATGCCATCATTGAACTGGATCGGGAAAGAGGCGGTTGAACACCACCACAAAGAGGTTCCCTATCGGCTGGTTCATTGCGATGGCGATTTGTCGGCAGGCGACCCAGACGCGGGCAACCTTCTGGTTCAGGGCGACAATCTGGAAGCCTTGAAGGCCCTGTTGCCGTATTATGGCGGGCAGGTGAAATGTATCTATATCGACCCGCCCTACAACACGGGTAATGAAGGTTGGATTTACAACGACAACCTGAACGACCCAGAGATAAGGCGATGGCTGGGAGCGGTGGTCGGCAGCGAAGTTGAAGATTTGAGCCGTCATGACAAGTGGCTTTGCATGATGCACCCACGCCTCAATCTCTTGAAGCAGTTCTTGAAGCCCAATGGAGTCATCTTTGTTTCGATAGATGACAACGAAATCGACCACCTGCTTCAAATGATGGATTTGATTTTCCAGCGGCGGAACAGGATTGGGGTTTTCGTATGGCGGCGGCGGCTGACCTCGGACAGCCGAAATACAAACAATGTGTCAGCCGATCACGAATATCTTGTCTGCTATGGCGCAAGCCCAAGTGCGTCGTTCAAGGGTCAGGAACGCGACGAGGACAAGTACAGCAACCCTGATATCGATCCTCGAGGGCCTTGGATGAGCGATAACTTGACTGGCCTTGCTGATGCGAAGGCGCGGCCCAATCTCCACTATATCGTTGAGAATCCTGCGACCGGCATCAAGTACCCGCCTCACCCGCAGCGCGGTTGGGCGGTTGCGCCCGATACCATGGCGACGCTTATCGCCGAAGGGCGAGTCCTTTGGCCCAAGTCATCCACAGGCCGTCCCCGCATAAAGCGTTATCTCGCGGAACTTGGCGACAGGCGGGCCGGGTTTTCGTCGGTCGTAAATGCTCCGACAAATCAGGCAGGAACTCGAACTCTGAACGACATCTTCGGGCGTAAAGTTTTCGACTTCCCGAAGCCGCACGAATACTTGGTGGAGGTGATCGGCCAAGTCGCCAACGAAGATGGCGATATCATCCTCGATTCGTTCGCGGGGTCAGGAACCACAGGCCATGCCGTCCTCGAAATGAATAAGCAGGATGGACGGGCGCGAAAGTTCCTCTTGGTTGAAATGATGAAGGGAACCGCCGAAGATATTACTGCTGTCCGTCTTGCCCGAGTTATTCAAGGCTACGCAAAAGCAGGGGACGAAACGAAGGCCGTTCCGGGCCTTGGCGGGGGCTTTCGATACTGCCGCCTTGGTGTGCCGCTGTTCAACGAGTTTGGCGACATCGACGGCGAAGTGTCCTTCCCTGATCTTGCCGCCCATGTGTTCTTTGCCGAAACCGGCGCACCCATCCCGGCCAAGGCACAGGTGGGCAACGCCTACCTTGGAAAGCACGGCGAAAAGGCCGTCTATCTGCTTTACGCGCAGGGGCTGGAAGGCACCCCTCGCGAAGCGCTTGGCAATGTGCTGACCCCCGACGCGCTGGTGGCCCTGCCCCCCCCGCCCGAGGGCTTTGAAGGCACCCGCGTTGTCTATGCCGAGGGCACGACCGTCTCCCCCGACCGGCTGAAAGCCGAGGGCGTGGTGTTCAAACAGATCCCCTACCAGATTGCGGGGGTTTGACATGGCGGCGATCAACTTCGACCTGAAAGAGTACCAGAAACTCGCCCTTGGCCGGTTTGGCGAGTTCTTGCGCGACAGCACTTCCTTGGGCGCGGAAGTGGCCTTCATGAAGGCCACCAAGTTCCCCTATCGCCATGCCCCTGCTGTTGCCGAGGGCACCCCCTTTGTCTGCCTTCGCGTCCCCACCGGGGGCGGCAAGACCCTTATGGCCGCGCATTCCATCGGCATTGCCGCGCGCGACTACCTTCAAGCGACCAACCCCATTGTGTTGTGGCTTGTGCCATCGACGGCGATCCTGGACCAAACCGTCGCCGCCTTGAAGGACGAGGGCCACCACTACCGCGCGGCCCTGCTTCAATCCTTCAACCGCAACTTTGCGGTGATGACCAAGGCCGAGGCGCTGGCAATGTCCAAGGCCGACGCGACAGGCGGGGCGGTGGTGATCGTCTCCACCATCCAATCCTTCCGCCGCGAGGATGACAGCGGAAACGAGAACCCCGAGGGTTTGAAGGTCTATGAGGACGCAGGGGTCTTGATGAACCACTTCGCCAACCTGACCGAGGAGCAGATCGCGCCGCTCGACAAGATCGAGGGCGGTTCGCGCCCGGTCTATTCGCTGGCAAACCTGCTGAAACTTCACCGGCCCATGGTGATCGTTGATGAAGCCCACAACAGCCGCACGGCACTGTCGTTCCGCACCTTGGCCCGTTTCAACCCGTCGCTGATCCTTGAACTGACCGCCACGCCGCAGACCGAGCATAGGCCGGAACGCGACAAGCATGCGTCGAACATCCTTTATTCCGTCTCTGCCGCCGAGTTGAAGGCCGAGCAGATGATCAAGATGCCCATCCGCCTGACCACAGACGCGGATTGGGTCAAGACCATCGGCGCGGCGCTGGATTGCCAGAAGGCGCTGGAAGAGGCGGCCAAGGCCGAGGAGGCCGAGACGGGCGAATACATCCGCCCCATCGTCCTGTTTCAGGCGCAAAGCGCATCAAAGGATGACCCGACCCGCATTACTTGGGAGACCATCGAAAAGCACCTACGGGAAGACCAGCGCATCCCGAAGGAGCAGATCGCGGTTCATACCGGCCCGCGCAAAGACCTTGACAGCATCCCCGACATCCGCAGCGACAAGTGCCCAGTTCGCTACATCATCACCGTGTCGAAGTTGAAGGAAGGGTGGGATTGCCCCTTTGCCTACATCCTTTGTTCGGTGGCCGATCAGGTATCGGCCACGGCGGTTGAGCAAATCCTTGGTCGCGTGTTGCGCATGCCAAAGGCGCAACGCAAGCGGCGCGATGCCCTGAACCAGTCATATGCCTTCATCGTGTCGCGCAGTTTCGACACGACCGCGCAGCAGTTGCGCGACGGGCTGGTGGAGGGGGCGGGCTTCAACCCCATGGAAGCCGCGCAGATCATCGCCCCGCAGCAGAACCTTGGCTTTGCCGATGCGGCAGCCCCCTATCAATCCGACCCGCTTCCCGCCGAGGCCGCAGACTCGGAGGTCATCGTGGCGGTGATTGACCGCCTGCCGCCATCGGTCAAGACGCGCCTGTCCTTCGATACCGAGACGCGGACGCTGACCTACAAGGGGCCGATGACGCGGGAGGGTCGCAACCTCATCCACTTGGCTTTCGCCGCTGTTCCGAATGTCGCCAAGACCATCGACCGGCTTTATGCGAAGTCAAACCAGTTCCAGACATCCGCCGCCGATGAAGACGACAAGCCGCCCTTCATCGTGCCTCTGCTTGGGTTCCGCAAGCAGGGCGAACTTCAACTGTTCTCGCAAGAGCATTTCCTTGATTTGCCATGGCGATTGGACCAGTGCGACCCAGCCGAAATCTTGAAGCGCTTCCGCCTACCCGACACGGCGCGGACGGGCGAGATTGATGTGGGTGCGAAGGGGGCCATTGAGATTGGTTTCCCCAAGAAGGTTCAGGCTGACCTTGCCGGGGTCATCCAAGAACCGTCGTGGAACCTGCCGCGCCTCGCCAACTGGATTGACTCCGGCATCGTCCATCCCGACATCACCAAGCCGAGCGCCGTGGTGTTCATCACCAAGGCTATCGAAGCCCTGATCGCCGCAGGCCACGACATCGCTGTCCTTGCCCGGAACAAGTACGACCTGCGAAAGGCCGTCGGGGCACTGATCGGCGACCTGCGTGGTGAGCGGGAGGTAGGGCAGTACAAAGCCCTGTTCGCTGCCAACGCTGCCGACTTTGCGGTCAGCGCCGACCTGTCGATCATCTTTGACGAACAGACCTATGCCCCCAACCAGCCCTATTCCGGGGCGACCAAGTTCGCCAAGCATTACACCCGGCTTGTCGGCGACCTTCTCCCCACCGGCGAGGAGTTCGATTGCGCCGTCCATCTCGACCGGCTCGATAAGGTTCGCTACTGGATTCGGAACATCGACAGGAAGAAATCGTCCTTCTGGCTTCAACTCCCGCACGACAAGTTTTACCCGGATTTTGTGGCGATGCTTACGGACGGGCGCATCCTTGTGGTGGAATACAAGGGGGGGCATCTCTATGAGGCGGAAGCCGTCAAGCGGATGTGGCGCGGCGGCAGCTTCTGGACAAAAACGCACCAGCTTCCAGACGAAAAATTTCCAACCTGTTCGGTGGAAGAACTTTTGTCGGCACCGCGCCGCCGCGGGTCAGGTAGTCATTCAGCGCCCCCGCTGATCAGCAGCTCGGCCGCCGGTTGGGCTGCGCCCTTCCCGGCGATCGTATAGGTCGTGGTGACCTCCTCGATCCGCGCCCAGGCGAAGAGCGTGCGGATCTCCGGCACGTCGTTGATCGACATCAGGAAGCGACCCTTAAGCGCTGTCAGGATCCCGGCCAGGCGCTGGAAATCCTGACGGCCGAACAGCGCCTTGCCGTAGTCGCCTTCGCTGCCCCAATAGGGCGGGTCGAGGTAGAAGAGCGTGCCGGGGCTGTCGTAGCGGCGCAGGAAGGCCTCGAAGTCCAGGCATTCGATGACGACGCCCGCGAGGCGGCTGTGCAGGTCCTCGAGCATGGGCTCGAGCGTGTGCAGGTTGAAGCGGCCGGGCCGGTCGATCGACACCCCGAAATTCCGCCCCGCCACCTTGCCGCCAAAGGCCGTGCGCTGGAGGTAGAGGAAGCGCGCGGCGCGCTCGAGATCGGTCAGGGTGTCCGGGTCGGTGGCGACCAGGCGGTTGAACTCGACCCGGGTCGTCAGCTGGAAGCGCAGGGTGTCGAGAAACTGCGGGTAATGGCGCTGCAGGATGCGGAAGAGGTTCGCCACGTCGCGGCCGGCATCGTTGATCACTTCTGCCCGCGGACGCGATGTCCGCCGTAGGAATATCCCGCCCATGCCGATGAAGGGCTCGGCATAGGTGGTGCAGGGGATCCCGTCCAGGATGGCGCAGATGCGCTTGGCGAGGTTGCGCTTTCCGCCGATCCACGGCGCGACAGGCGAAACCGGGGTCACGGGAATCATCGACTCATTCATTCGTTCATGTTCCAAGGAGCCGCCCTCGCGAGGGTGGAGCGGCCAGTAACCTTGCGGTTGGTCGGCGGGGGCTTTCTCAGGGCGACCCCGTGTCGGAGGGCGTTGGCGCGCTCTCCGGCCTCCCTTGAGGCCGTTCTTCACTCACTCAGCACGGCCGAGCAGAGAGATGGTGGAACCGGCGCGAGTTCTGCCCGCGCCGGCGAGTTTCAATAGCTCGGCGCGGGCGCAGGTGCCGCCGCCAGCGGCCCGCCATCCAGCGCCACGCTGCTGGCAGCGCCATGGTTCGACCAGGCCGGGGCGGCGCCGTCATAGTACCATTCGGGCGGCAGGCCGGTCGGCAACTCGCCGCTGCCGCCCAGATCGACTGGCGCCCCGGCCAGCGCGAACTTCTCACGGTTGGCCTGGACCGACAGGTCAAGCCATTGGCTCACGCTGATCCACAGATGGGCCAGGCTGCCCAGCCAGTATTGCGAGCCAGTCGTCTGCGCGCCGATGCCCATCTGGGTCAGGTTCTGCCCAGCCATGGTCAGCACAGTGAATGCCTTGCTGCCGACGGAATTGCCGTTGATCCAGACCCGGGCGCCGGTCTCATCCCATTCCATGAGCATGTGATACCATTGCCCCGGCACATGCTGCAGGTTGCCGGGGCCGGCATAGCAGATGATGCTGTTCGATCCAGTATCGTTGGTCAGCGTGATCGTGATCCGGCCCGAGTTGGTCGTCTTGGCTTCAAGCCGCACGTTCGAGCCGACGCGGAAGCTGAACAGGGTTCTGGTGCTGGCATTCCAGGCGGTATCGGCGCTGCGATACCACATCGAGATCATGCCCTTCGGCCCCGCCGGCACGTTTGCCATGGCGACATCGCGATATGCATCGTTGCCGTCGAAATAGGCGCCGCGCGGGCTGAACGCGGGGGGCGTGACTGGCACCGACAGGTCCGACTGATAGGGCCGCACAGCGATGCCCTCGAACGGATAGGTGGCGGTGCTGTCATATAGCCCTGGCACATGCTCGATCAGGAAGTCGGGATAGAGGTTGAAGTCGCGCGGTTCCAGCAGAACCGCCGTGGCCTGACCGCGCAGGTAGGAAAGCTTGTCGCCAAAGGCGAAGGGCGTCTCGGGCGTGATCCGCACGCGGCCCTTGCGCGGTGTACCGCTGCCCGTGTCGGTGATCGCCACCGTGCCGCGATGCGCCGCCGGGTAGCCGGTCTCGGCGGAGCGATAGACCGGGCGGCGAGCCGCGCCAGACCGGGTGATCTCGATCCCCGTGACCGCCTGGCGGTGCGGCGCGGCGCCGCCATAGGCCGGGCCTGCGCGGAAGGCGCGCAGCGTGGTCAGAGTGCCGCCATTGGGCAAATCTACCACCAGATCGGCATAGCTGCCATCCGGCGCACCCTCGATCGCGCTGATCACCGGCTCGCCGATGGTCATGCCGCTGGCGCGCAGCAAGGCCAGCGCGAAGGGCCACATGAAGCCGATCTGCCCATCCTTGTCGGCCGTGTCGGGATGGATCGTGGTCGAGGCCCCGCCAAACTTGCAGACATGGGCCGAAGGGCCGACCGTCAGGCCGACCGATACCGCCTGAGCATTGGCCGCCATCGCATGCAGGACCTGGCGGTCAGGCTCGCTGAGGCGGCCGTTGTTTTCCGTGAAGGATGCCATCTCGGCCGCCGGCGAAACCGGCGCGTTGTGGAAGGGCATCGGGGTCAGCACATGCCAGCGCGTCTCGTTCCGCGCGAAAAGCCCTCGGCCCTTGACATCTGGCGCCGCAGTTGCATCCCAGAGGCAATGATCGACCTGCGCACCGTTATGGGCGGTGCCCAAAGTAAAGGGCGCGCCGGCGCCGGTCATGCCGAAATAGAACGGCCAGAAGGCGTTGACGAAATTGCCGATCGACGAGGCGTCATTGTTGTACCAGCAGTCGATGACATGCTGGACCGCGCCCGCCTCGGTCGTCATGGCCGAGATCACGCTGGTGAAATCGGTCCACAAGCGGCCATCCGTGCCATTGGTCGTGTCGTCATAAAGCGCGGGTCGGCCCGTGCCCGGGACGGCCCCGTCGCCGACGATGAAGGTCAGGCCGGGACGGGCGAAGTCCAGAAACGCCGCCATCGCCCCCATGGCCGGATTGACTGCCTCGGCATTGACCGCCGCCTGCGTCACAACCGTGCGTACGGGGGCGACCCCCTCGCCGGTCTGGGTGAACAGGATCAGGTTGCCATCGGTCGGCAGCACGGGCTTGGGTGCGAAGCTGGAATAGCCGCCGCCGATCAGGAACAGATAGGCGATCTCGGACTGGCCCATGAACATCGCGGAGACGATGGCCGAGGCGGCCGGGACCGTGAGCGTGTCGGGGTCGCTGTCGCACATCGCGACGATGTAATCCCCGGGCGCCACCGGGGCCACCGCATCGCCCGGGGCCATCGCGTCGGCCACTGTGATGCGGTGAAGGGCGGCAAACTGCGCCGTGGGGATGAAGATCAGATCAGGCATATGGCCTCCTTAGGACCAGGACCAGCGCGGCCCGAAATAGTCGCGGTAAGCGGCGTGGAAGTTGCGGGCGAAAGTGTCGGGGACGTTGCCGGTGGTCAGCGCCCAGGCGACCTGGGACAGCGGGTCCGCGTAGCAGGTCTGGATGTTGAGCCTGTCGGAATAGTCAAAGAAGGGCTGGTAGGCCCAGACGGACTTCATGCTGGGGATGGCGCGCGCCGCCATTGACTGGCCCATGAGGTGGCCGCCGAAGACACCCCGGTAATCCTTGCCCATGGTGCGGCTTATTGCGCCCTTGTTGTAGAACTGGTTCGCGTTCCACTCGGGCATCCCGAGGTCTTCTTGGATGTAGTTGTAGAGATCGACGTGGGATTGAGTGACGGTATGGACCTGCACATCCTCCACGAAATTTTGCAGCGCCGGGTCGCACAGGGCGGCCAGGCTCGCGTCGTCGAGCATCACCGCGGCGAAGGCGACCAGGATCTTGTAGCCCGGAGTGATCCCTCCCAGACCGGCTTGCGTGATCTGGAAGGTTTTGCCGCCATTGCGCAGATGGGCTGCGACGTCGAGCCCGCGCTGTACCAGCCCGGTCGCGATGTCGGCCTTGGCATCCGGGTCGATGGCGCTGGCGCACAACATGATTGCCCGGGCATTTTCGGCCGCCGCATTGGACCGATAGGTCCGCTCGGCCTTTTGCGCCGTGATCCGCTCGCCCCGCGGCATGCGAAAGTTCGCGGCCTGGGCATGCAGCTGATACATCAGGCGCATCGCCTCGACATCCGGGGCGCCCCCCACCAGGGGATAGTTCGGCAGGATATCCAGGTTCAGGTCGGCCCGACCGATCGCCGACCCCTTGGTCAGCGCCAGGGGCGCGGCGCGGAAGTGCTGCGCGGGGGGCAATGTGTTCAACACCGTGATCGGGTAGAGATAGGCCAGTTTCGGCCGGCCGTCGGGATCGGGCGTGGGCAGGCTGACCGCCTTGAGGATTGTGCCTTCCTCGCCGGGCTGGAAGGTGATCGGACTGCCTGTCGCGCCGGGGTCGATGTTCAGGGCGTGAGAATAGGCCACATCACTCCGGCCGGTGATGACGAAACCGTCAAAGCCCTGCGCGGTTTCCAGAAGCGCGCCGAGGCAGGCGCCATGCATCCAGCGCGTGCCGTCCTGCATGGAAAGCTGGCTGAAGGTCAGCGTGAGGGGCTGGGTCCGGCCGGCGGGGTTGTAGACGTAAAGCGCGCCCGTCGCGCTGCGGCCGATCTGAACGGCCTCCGCCGAGGCCACCGTCACCTGCAGATCGGCGCCGGGATCGTCGCTAATCTGGGCATCCACCGTCCAACTGGTCTGCGCTGGGGCCAGAACATCCGGGGTATAGGGGCCGGGTTCTGGATCGCCGCCGCCGCCACCGCCGCCACCGCCGCCACCTCCGGGAAGTTCGCGCGGAGCGTGCACAAAATAGGCGCCGAGGTCCGAGACCAGGATCTCAAACTGGCTGCCTGAGATATAGGCCCGGTTGTCGACAACCTCGATATGCGGCACCTCGTAGACCGCAAAGGGGGTGCAGGTCTTGGGCTCCGATGGCGGGCCTTCGACATCCGTGTCGCTGATCCCGCGCAGGCGAGTGGTGAACAGCGTGTCCACCTCAAGGCCCGGCACAGTCACGGCATCGCCCACGATCGTTGTCCAGGTGCCCGCCGGGTGTTCAAATTGCACAGTCACGGCCCCTGCGGGCAGGGATGCCACGTCGATTATTGCCGCTTCTTCACCGGGCGTCAGGGTCCAGGACGTAGCGCCGGGCTTGTCCGGCTGCGCGCCGGCGGCAGCTGCAATCGTCGCGGTGGCTGGGTTGGCGGGGCCGGTTCCCGCCGAGTTCACCGCGAATTCCTCCCATGTCAGGGTGCCCGGCTCGTCCGAGGTATAGGTCAAACCGACCATCTGCGAGGTCACATCGATCAAACCAAGCATCAGGCGGAAAACGCGCAGCGGGGTCGGGCTGCCGGAATATGTCGCCAAGGTGATCGTGAAGACGGTTCCGACACTGCCGCTCTCGGGCGTGATGGCAGGCTGTGTTTCAGCGACTGGCTTGATCGCGGGCACGATGGCGCTCGACCGCAGCAGCAGCCCCCGGAACGGCCGGAACGCCCGGAAATCACCCATGGGACACGCTCACCGAACCGGCCACCTCGGACCAGACCCAGACATGGTTCGCGGCTGTGATCCCCGGCCATAGCGACGTCAGTGCGGTATCGGGCAGGAGCGCCTCGCCCGGCCTTAGCTCAAGTGCGCCTTGCGTGTCCGCGGGCGCCACGGTGCCGACAGTGGCGCAGACCAGGATCGGATAGAGCCCCTGGTTCTGGACGCGCAGCGCGGTGACGGCCGTGTCGGTCACGCGGGTCATGGAGCGGGCGGGGATGGATTGCGTGGCGTTCTTGGGCATCGGCTCGTCCTTTCAGAGATGGGTTGGGAAGCGGCTCATGCGAGCGCCGCCAGTGCGGCCGCGATCTCGGCCGGGGTTTGTGCCGCTTCGATCGCCGCCTTGGTCGACAGGCGCAGCGCCTCGAGCTCGGCCGCTGCATCCCGCCAAAGCGCCGCCATGTTGAGCCAGAGCTGCGCCAACTGATCAGGGTCTGGCGCGGTGATGCCGACCTCGGCCGAGAGGAGCGGATAGTCTGCCAGCACGGGCGCGATCGCCGCCACCCACGCACGCGCTTCGGCTTCCTTGGCGAGATAGATCATGTCCTGCCCGGGCAGATCGGTGATCATCTGGGTGCGCGCGCTGGCGATCCAGACGGACAGCCCGGCAAATGCGCGGGCGCGAGCGGGCTCAAGCGAGACCAGCTCGAGCGCACCATCGACGACCGCCCAAGCCGCGAGATCGCCAAGGGGCTCGTCTGTCGACAGAACGGCGAGGCCCGACATGTCCAGCGTGGGCGGCGCTTCGTCGCCGTCGGCAGTGAAGGCGATCGACCCGTCGGGCCGGTAGAAGACGAGCGTCATCCCCACCCTCCCATGCTGTAGAACTTGTAATAGATCGTCCGATTGGCGCTGTAGGCGGAGAAGGTGGGCGTCGCGCTTGAAATGATGGTGGCATGGGCGACGTTCCAGATTTCCGTCACGACGCCATCGCCGACATCCACCTCGGCCAGATAGAGGCCGGTGCCCGCCGGGCCGGTATCGAGCACCCAGAGACCAGCGCCCAGATTGGGGAATGACCCCGCCACGTTGGCGACACGGGAGAAGGTTCCGGTGGCCGTCGGTTTCAGGGGCACGACGTCGGCAGGCAGGTCTGTCGTGGTGGTGTAGGTGTATCGGGCCGCGCCGGGCTGACCCGCGGCGCCGGGAGAAGATCCGGTGCCCCCGGCACCTCCGGCGCCGATCGTGACTTCCATGGCAGGCGCTACCCAGCCTGACAGGTCAATGACAGCTGAGGAAAGGAACCCGCCCGCGTTGCCGTTCTTGGCTGTGATGCTTCTGGTGTTCTCGCCGTTCGGGGACTGCCAAGTCTTGGTCGCACCGACGCCGCCGCGCCCCTTGGTAGAATTCCAAGCAGAGAGGTAGGTGGCGTAGGCGCCCATGTTGCCGCCAAGGCCGCCGACAACGGTGATCGTCTGCATGAGCGTCGCACCGTCATACAGCTTGATGACGGTATTGCCACCCTGCCCACCGTTGCCGCCAGCGACGTAGGCATCACCGTAGCCTCCGAGGTTTAGGCCCTGTGCGCCGCCGCCCCCGGCGACAAGGTCGAGTTGGAGCGTCTTGATCCCTGCCGAAAGGTTGAACTTGGCAGTACTGGCGTTGATGTCGGTGGTCACAGGCAGCGTGGCCCCGGTGACATAGTGCCGGGCGTTGAGCAGGCGCAGGCCGGTTTCGCTGCTCAGCTTGATCGATTGACGCTTGCCACCATCGGTGCGCGAGAGGGCAAGGCCGAATTCGTCGTCGTCCGTTCGGCCGAAGTAGATTCCGTCCGTCCCGTCCGAATTCACCCCGGTCTTGCCGTAGCGCAGACCGGCGCCCGACATGATTTCCAGCATGGCGTTGACATCGAGGAAGTTCGCCGAAAGGCGCCCGCCGACCAGCCAATCAACCGCCATGACATTCGCGGTGACTGCATCAAAGGCCAGCATCTGGCCTCTGATGTCGCCGATTCCGATGAGGCTTGCCGCATTGGCCCGGCGCACCAGTGCCTGCTTGATGCGCAGGTCGATGTTCGGCCCTGCGCCCGTCGCCCTCACCAGAGCCCAGACCCCGTAGGACGCATTGAGCGGAGCGATCACGATGGCGCCCGGCGTGGACCAGCCGGTACCATAGCTTGAAGCGGCCGCGACGGTGCTGGCCGACAGATAGGCGTTCGCGGCACTGTACCAGTAGATGCGGATCTGGAGATTGTCGGCTGCGCCCGCACTTACGGCGGCCAGCATGAGCGAGGCGAAGTACTGCGCACCTGCAACAGCGGGGAAACGGTGATTGTAGGCCTGATAGATCTGCGAGTTCGCGGCTGGGGCGGCGGCTGTCCAGCGCAGCATCTTCTTGCCCGGCCCGGTCGTCGCGTTCTCGAACGTCACTCCTCCGGCCGTGAAAGTTACCAAGGCCGGGTTCTGGCTTTCGAAGATCCCGTCCGGCACCAGGTTCTCAGGGTCGGCAAGAGGTGGCCCGGCATAGGATGTCTTGACGTCGGTCCAGCCGGTCCAGTTGGTTTCGCGGTCGAGCACCGCCAGACCGCGCAGCTGATATTCGGTGTCGGCGAGGATCCCGTCCGAAATCGTTGCCTTGCCTGCGGCCGCATCAAGCACGGGCAGCTCGCGGCCAGCCCCGGCGTCACCTTTGAGGCGGATCGCGATTCGAACACCGCGCGCATCCTGAACTTCTACGGACGACCACACTGCCAGAATGGCCGGGATCCGCGCTTCACTGGCCGCATCGACCAGAGACGCTGGCCCCACGCTCCAGCCCGGCAAAACCTGTGCCGGGGGCGGCGTCGTCACCGGCGCGGCCGGGACGACCGGGATCAGGTCGGTCACGGGGTTCCATGCGAAATCCCCGCTGTCGCGCTCGCGCAGGGAAAGGCCCTGGTTCAGGGTCATCAGCTGATCGGTGATGCCGGTGATCTCGAACACCTTGGCGGTGTAGCCATGCCGGGCCGAGGTCCAGCCGACGGTCTGGAACGGGCGCAGAGTGACGGCCTCGGGCGGCAGAACGAACTGATGCCGGCGCATGCGGCGGTGATCAGCGATGATCTGGGCCATGATGCGCTGTACCTGGCCGCTCCAGGGACAGGCGCGCAGCTCGGCATCCGCGACAAGGCGGCGCGGTCGGACTACGAACTCGCCCAGCCCATCATCCCATTCCAGCGATCCGTCTTCTTCCTCCCACTCCGTGTTGTAGCGCGGCGGCGCGTCCTTGGCCTCCCACAGGCCATCGGGGTCGGGATAGGCGCCGGTGATGCCGTTATAGGTGTCGGCCATGCCGGGATGCGGATCGAAGCTCTGCTCGGAGGTGACGAGGATGTCGTCATCCGTCAGGAAATAGCTCGGTAGGGCAGGCGCGCCGACATGCGGGTACCAGACGCCGCCGATCTCGACAAGCTGGCCGGCGCAGGCCTTCAGCAGTTCCTCGATGACAGCGGCAGGTTCATCATCCACCGAGATCTGCATCCCGCAGCGATATTGCGGTTCGGTCCCGCCAGCGCCGTCATCGACCGCCACATCGCATTCGTTCATCGCGGCGAACCAGTCGGCCAGTGGCAGATCCTCGGCCGCCGTCTCGCCGCCCCCGATCAGCCCGCCGCCGACATCGATACCGCGCAAGATGTTGTAGATGATGACCATGGGGTTGGCCGACCAGGCCCAGGTCGCGCGGTCGGCCCAGCGTTGGCTGCCGCTGCCGCCGACGGTGCTGTCCGCGCGTGGGTCGTAAAGCGGGATGCCCAGCATCTCGAAACGCACTGTGGGCAAGCCATTGAAGCGCTTGCGGCTGTAGCGGAAGCGGACATAGGCCATGCAGGTGCCGGGCGCCACCATGTCCGCCGTCCAGGGCCGATCAGGGTCCGCGCCGAAGGCAGCCAGCATATCGGGCTGCGCGGTGGTCTGCGAACCGTCTTTGTAGTCGATCTGGATGAAGCCCGCGAGATCGCCGGTGACCGCGCGCCCCCAGGTGGCCGAGGGCGCGGCCGCGAGCGGGACATAGGCATCGTTCACGATCAGCCGGTTCAGCGCGCAGCCGGGCACCACTGACAGCGCCAGCGGATAGACCAGATAGGCCCGGGGCGTGTCTCCGACCGAGCCATAGCTGTTCGGCGGCGCGATCAACTGGCCGCCCGTCGCGAAGAGGCCCACTCCGAAGGTCCAGGGTGTGGTGCCGCCCGTGGTGGTCGAGTCGGCGGTGATACCCTGCGCGCGCGGCTTGCCACGCACGGCCTGCGCCAGCAGCGAGAAGCCGATCGACAGGCCGGTGCGGACCAGGAAGGCCGTGAACCAGTTGAGTCCCGCAAAACCCTTGATGGCCACGGCGATCATCTGGATCGCTCCGACGACCGGCCCGGCCTCAGCCGGGGATGCGATCAGGAAGGCGAGAAGGGCAAGGACGAGGATCCGCATCAGACCCGCCATGCCCGCTTGGCATCGGTCAGCGGAGCGATTCCGCCCCCGCGCAGATGCAGGACGTGGACCAAGGCCCCGCCGACGATGCCCATCGCCGCAAGGCCGTCCGCGCCTTCCATCTCGACCAGGTCCCCGACCTGGGCATAGGCCACCGGGATCTCCTCCAGACCCTGCGTTACAAAGGCCACGTGGTCTTCAAAGCCATGTTGAAGGCAGAGCTGAAGGCCCTCTTCGATGCTGCTGTAGCTGCCGCGCCAGCCGTCCATTACGTCGACGCCAGTCATGGCCGCCCGCGCGCCGGCCGACCAGGTGATGCAATCGTGTTTGCCCGGCCGGATGACCCACCTCGCATGGGCGGCGAGAAAATCGCGCAGGGCCTCGCGCCAGGTCGGGAGCCGGGTCATTTCTCTTCCTTCACGCGGCGGGTGACAGGGTTGCCCGGCGCGGCCGACGCCGCCTTGTGGCGCTGTTCGCCCCAATAGACCGGGACCACGCCCGAGACATCGGCATAGCGCGCGATGCGGTCGTCGCCGCCGCGCAACCGCATGGCCGCATCGGAGTATTTCGCGGTCAGGCCCTTGGTCAGCGCCATGGCGGCCGAGGCGACCGTCAAGGTGATCCGGCCCGAGGCCAGCCCCTTTGCCGGGGTGACGCGAGGGGCGCCGTCGACCCAGCCCTTCCAGATGCGATGCGGGTTCGCGATCGGCAGATGGCTCTGCGGATCGGTCAGGACGCGGTGAATTTCGACCGGCGCCAGGCGGGTATCATACCCATTTACCGCGTCGATCACTTCCGGCGCGGCCGTCGAGAGCCAGATGTTGAGCCGGCGCACCTTCAGCCCGCCTTCGATCACCAGGTCGTCCATGCCCAGAAGCCCGCCCGCGCCGTGATAGGTGCGGCTCCCGCCTGAAACCGTGAAGGCCTGGTCGTCGTCGCCGTTCCAGAAGCCTGTGGGCTCCGGCATGCCGGTCGTGCGGTTCTTGGCGACGATCCAGACCAGGAGCCGCGGACGGACGCCGTTGCGGGCCTGCACATGGCTGATCTCTGCCGGGGAGAGGTTGTAGCGGGTCATCTGAGGGTCTGGGTCCAGCCGAAGGTCATCTGGTCGGTGATGGTCTGGCGGGCCTGCCCCAGATCGACCGAACCGGGTATCAGGCGGGCCTTGAGCCTTGGCCACACGAACTGCACGGCGGCGCCGGCCGCGGCACCGGGGCGGATCGGTGGTGAAACCTCGATCAGCCCGGTCTGGCCCGCGCCATTGGCGACGGCGCCCGCCACAAGCTCATGCAATGCATATCGGGTCGGGGCCGAGCCATAGGTGAAGCTGACCCGGTCGCCGCGCGACAGCGCATAATTTGCGGGCAGGCCGGAGAACGAGAGTTCCCGCATTGATGCGCCGACGGCGAGGATCTGCGGCGTCGCGGCGCCCAGGATCGTGCCGTTCGGGTCCAGGCGCGGCCAGGGCCGGGTCGGATCGGAACAGAGGAAGGAGGTGCCCGGCCGCCGCAGCAGGTTGATCAAGGGCGTCACGTCGCCCGCCTCGGCATGGGTGACGAGCGACAGATCGATCGCGCCGGTCCAGAGCGAAGTGCCGATATCGGCCGACAGCACTTCGCCGCTGGCCGTTTCGCTGAGCTCGACGGCCTCTTGCGGTGCCATGCGGAAAGACCCGATCGGCAATAGATCGAAGAAGGTCGCGAGCGAGAGCGGGAAGGTCAGGACGGCCATCAGCCCCTCACGCGCGGATTGGCATCGATCTCGGCCATGGCGTCGGCGAGATGATGCGAGCGGAAGATCTGCAGGCCCTCGGCCGTGGTCTCTGAAGCGACTCGCTGGGAGATTTCCTCGACCTGAGAGCGGAACTCGCCACTTCGGCCGTCGTATCGAGTGGTCACCGCGATATCGAGGCCGAGGCGCCCAAGGCCGCCCTGGTCGCCGCCAGCGCTCCCGCCACCGATCCGCCAGCCCGACGGAGCCGAACTGCCCGTGCCGTCGCCGACCAAGCCACCCGAGGCCATCGCAGCAAGGTGTCTGCCGCCGATCCAGTGGATCAGCGACGAAATGGGAACGCCTGCATTCAGCGCCTCGAGGAGCGGCTGGTTCGCCGCAGTCGCGGCGGCGTTCATCACGAACTCGCCGTTCGACAGCCAGGCCGCGACGGCATCATCTCTCGGGCCACCTGGCCCAAAGACCTTGCCGCCTTCGGCGAAGGGCATGGGCAGGCCCATGGTGCCGGTGCCGCCACCCGATCCGCCGCCCAGCCAGCCGCTGATCAACCCGCCCAGGCCGCCCCAACCGCCGCCGCCACCCCAAAGAATGTCCCAGGCGTCCGAAGCCCCCATTTCGGCGAGCTTCATGAGCACATTCGACAGGGCGTCGGAGAAGCTCATCGATCCGGTGATCAGCCCGGTGAAGGCGTTCTTGCCCGCCTGTTCGATCTCCTGCAGCCGGTCGCGCACCTGCTCCAGCCGGAGCCGTTCGGTGATCAGGCCCTCGACCTTTTCCCGTTCGGCATCCGTGGCGTTCGCCAGCGCCTCATGGTTTTTCAGGATCTCCTGCTGAACCGGGTCAGTGTCGCGCAGGGCCGCGATCTGGCGCTCTTGTTCGGCGATCAGATCGGCCAGGGCGTCGCGTTCGTCCGCCGCGCCACCGCCACCGCCGCCGCCGCCCTGTCCCCCCGACAGTGGGCCTTCGTCGATCAGCGGCGGCGCCCTGCGAGGGCGAGGCGACGCAAAGACCGGCGAGCCGCCCTCCGCGATCGACCACATGGTGTCGCCGATCTTGCCCGCCCATTCTGCGGCCGCGCCGGTGAAGCCTTCAAACTGCGCCTGAAACCGGATGCTGACAGCCGCCACCGAACCATCTATGGCGCGGATCGCGCGCTCGATGCGCTCGGCCTGCTCGGCCGCCAGCTGCGTCAGTGCGGCATCCCGCGCTCTTGCAGCCCCGCCACGTGCAACGGCGTCGGCAATCTCGTTCTCGCGCTGGACCTTGACACCTTGCATGATCGCAAGCTGGGTCTCGCGGTTTTCCTGATCCGCGAGTTCCTGGGTGATCTCGTTGTAGCGATCGGCCAGGGCGGCCATTTCGGCATTGGTGTCGGCGATGTACTGAGATTGCGCGCGCTGGTCATCGGCCAGAAGTGCGGCGGTCCGGCGTTGCTCCGCTGCCTTCGCCTCGATCTCTCCGCGCAGCCTGATCTGCTCGCGAAGAAGCTCGACCTGATATTCTTCGTCGACGCCCAATCGGAGCTTGTCGATATCAACCTGCTTAGCTCGACCTGCCTCGACCAGAGCTTTCTGGGCATCTGCAAGCGCTGATACGCGCTCGGCCGCCTCGCCGGCCGTTTCGCCCCAGTCCAGGAACATGGGCGCCAAGGCGGCACCAACCGCGATGGCTGTGCCGATCCAGGGGATGAACGCGCCCATACGCCCCCCAAGCATCGCAAAAGCCCCGGCCGCCTGGGGGGCTTGCTGCCCGATCGCGCGCAGCCAGCCGATCATGGGGCCAGAAACCATGACGTCCTGGATCTGATATCCGACTTGATTGACCACCATACCGATGTTGCCCAGGCCCGACGCCGCTGCCCGAGACGCACCGCCAATCCGTCCGAGCTGACCCGGTATCGGCGCCATGGAGGCCGCCGCGCGCTCCCTGGCGTTGGCGGCTTCCATGGCCGATATCGCACCCAGACGCTCGGCTTCGGCGATGTCGCGCAACTGCTGCTCGTACTGGCGGCTTGCGGCGAAGAGCGGGTTGTACTTCGCGCGCAGATCGTCCAGCGCCATGCCGTGACGCAGCGTGTCGGCGATTGTGCCTTCGGTGGCACCGGAGAGGCCGGTATTTTGGGAGATCAGCTGCTGGACCGCCGTTTCGTGGCGCTGCAGCGCGGCGGTGGTGCCGTCGACCGTGACGCCTGCGGCCTGCATCCGCGCCTCTAGCGCATTTGCCTGTCGTGCCAGCAGATCATGGGCGAGGGCCGCCTCCCGGGTGGTGAGCGCGCCCATCTCCTCTGCGATCGCCACCTGCTGGATGGCCGCGACCAGGCCGTAATATTCGCCGACCATCGGCTGCAGCTGGGCCCGGGCCATCTGCACGATGCTGCCCCATTCCGCCTGCGCATCGGATGCGCGCGCAATGCCCTCTGCGCCCTGCGCCCCAGCCTGGCCTGCCGCAACCGCGTCAGTCGAGAGGCCCGTCAGTTCCTTGCGGACCGACGAAACCTCGGCCCTCGCCTGAACGGCATTGGCCTCGAACAACATGCTGACGCGCATTTCACCGGCCACGGCGGTTCAGCTCCTCGATCGCCGCGCCCTCGATGACGCGGACTTCGTTCCAGATTTCAGGGCTGACCTCGATCCCGGCGAGGTCCAGCCCGGCTTTGGCGGCGCCATAGTCGAGGCCCAGCCATTCCACATACGCCCCGGCCAGCGTGCTGATCGACAGGCCCCGCATCTGGCCCCCGATGGCGCACCAGGCGTTCCAGGCGGGGATGTGATCCTCCCAAATCTCGACCGCTGCGGGCTCCTCGTCTGGCGGAAGGCTCAGGCCCATCCGGGCAGCATCGGCGCGAACCCGATCCAGGCTGGCGCGGTGCTGATCGGACCCAGCCTTCGGGCCGCGCGCCCAGGCACGGCCGAGCCCGATCAGTTTCCCCGCTTCGCCGCCCGGACGCCCGAAATGGCATTGGTATAAGCCTGGACGATCGCGAAGCGGATGTAGTGCAGGTCGATCAGCAAGCTCAGATGCTCGTCCGAGAACTCGAAGGTCTGACCGTCCTCGTCCTTCAGTTCCTCCCAGCCGATCACGATGCGGCGCAGGAAATCGTCGGTCGAGGTGGCGCTCATCGCATCGAAGCCCGCCTCTTCCGACCGGGTCAGCGCGCGGAAGCGCACGGTGAACTGCTGCTCCCTCTGGCCGCCGTCGCTTGGCACCAGCACCTTGACCTGGGCCTTGAACTCGGGATTGCGGATGATCTTCAGCAAGGGGTGCGCTCCTTCAGGTGAAAGCCAGGGTGAACTGGTCGTTGCCGGTGTCGCTGGGCAGGCAATTGCCGCGCAGCGTGTTCTCGACGATGCCGTCCTGTTGCTGCAGATCGCCCGGGTTTAGGATTTGCAGGCGCGGCAAGGACAGGGTGACCACCTTCCCGGCACCGACCCCGTGGACCAGTTCGACGGCCTGCGGCGTGCCAGCATCTGCCAGGGCGTAGGGGTTGAAGGTCGCAAGCGCTTCAGCCTCGACCTGAAACTCCAGCGTCTCTTGCGAGCCGGTGATGATGACCTGCTGGCGGCGGATGAGGTTGCGATAGACGACCGCGTTGCCGGCGTTGAAGGTGAAGCTGCGCAGGGCGGGCGTAGCGTAAGCGCCGATCGAGAAGGTGGGGACGGTTTCCGTCGTCGCGATCTGCGGGATTTCGCTCAGCTGGGTGCCATAGGTCGGCGTCGGAATCGCCGTGTCGCTCGGCTGGGTGAAGAGGCCGGTGAAGCTGAACTCGATCACGACGATGCCGTCGGAATTGAGCTTGTACTTCCAGTCGCCCCGCGCGCCGACGATCTTGAACAGGATCCCGTCGATGTAGAAGTAGAGCGAGCAGCTCTTGTGCCCGCTGGAGACCGGGTTGTAGGTCACCGAAGTCGCGGCGACGATCACCTCGGCCAACTTGCAGCTCCGCAAGAGGACCGCGTAGCCAGGGACGGTGCCCGCCACGCCGCTGGCCTTGGCCTCGACCTCGAAGCTGATCATCATGTGCCGCCCGGTCAGAAGCGACGGCCGCGCGCCCTGATAGGGGCGGGCATGCGCGCGCTTCACCTCCGTCGCGGCCATCGGCGTCAGTTTGACATTCTGCGCCAAGATGGCATTCGCGGCCCCGGTGGGCACCGAGTCGACGCCATAGGTGGTTTCTTCCTTCGCGGTGATCAGCTGGAGATCCCAGAACATGCCTGTCAGCCCTCTTTCTCGGGGGCTTTGGCAGCCCGTTTGCCGGGTTTCGGATCGGTTGCGCCACCGGTCTCGGCGGCAGCGTCATTGGGTTGCAGCGTGCCGTCAGGCAGGCGGATGTAGCTGCCGCCGACGGCGGGCAACGGAAGATCGGGCGCGGTCATGCGGGGGCTCCTGTCAGGAAACGGCTGGTTTGCCAGGTCTGGGCATAAATGCTGACACCGTTCCCCAGGCCCGTTGCCTCGGCGCCGGCCAGGGCGAAGCCACGGCTCTCGGGCACGGGAACCCAGCCGGCGAGCAAGCCCTCGATCTGGCCCTTGAAGATGTCGAAATGCGCTGCGCGATCGGCCCCACGCGGATCGTCATGGATCCGGGACAGCAGCGCCGTCACGAACTGCATCTCAATGAGCTGACGGTGCGCGCCTGAAGCGTTGCGGTTGGGCTGGGCCGCCTCGCGCCAGGGAACGACGAAGACGGTTCCGTCATCCGCAGCGGTGGCGCGGCCAACGATCGCCTCAAGGCTCTCGGAGATCTCGACGGCAACGAAGAGACCGCTGTCGTGAAGGCGATTGTAGAGCAGCTGCAGCATCACCACCCCGCCAGCTTGCCGGGGGTGAACACCTGGGCCGGATGCGAAGACAGCACGCGGCCGGCCTGGGCTTCGGGGGCGGTCTCGCCGGTGGCGACCGGAAGCACATAACGGCCGGCCGCCACGTCCTTCAGCGCGGCGATCGCATCCTTGTAGTCCTGGGCGACATGGTCGGGGGCGCCGTTCCGGTGCAGGATGTAGCGCGCAATCGACACGGCCCAGGTCTTCAGGACCGGCGGGATCGATGGCAGCGGCGGCGCGTAGCGGGCGAAGACATAGCCGTCGATCGCGTTGTCGGCGTCGGTCAGGGCTGCCTCGACCACATCGGGATCGGGCGTGCCATCGCGGTCGCGATCGGCGATCTGCTTGATCTCCGGCTCGCCCGCGCGCTCGATCAGATCGGTGAGGCTGGCGTAGGTCATTGCGCGGTGAGCCTCTCACGCAGGACATAGCCCTCGAGAGACCAGAGTTGGCGCAGGGCATCGTCATAGGCGAAGCGCTGACCAGCCTCAGGATCGAAGTTCTGCGGGTCGGCCGGCGCGGATTTGCCGACAAGCGAGTAGCCGTTTTTCAAAAGCAGCACGCAAATCGTCAGGTGTGGCACTGCCGCAGGCCGGATGTATTCCGCGTGGATGACCTTCGCCTGCAAATCGGCCAGCGTCACGCGATTGGGTGTCTGCTGGACCGAGGCGGCCAAGGTGTCGCCAGCCTGAAGGGTAGAGGTCATATCGAAATCCTGACGGTTGGAGCCTGCACTCGGACGGACGCACCTGCCGGGGGCCTTTCGGCCGTTTGCCCTTAACGCGGGATCAGCGCGCTTAGGTCTGGTGCGCCCGTCGAAGGGCGGGGGGATGGGGCGGCCCGTGGACCGCCCCGCACATCGAGGGGATCAGCCGGTCAGCATCCGCACGGCCGGGCGGCCGAGGAAACCGTGGATCCGCACCCCGCCGACCAGACGGTCATTGAGGGCGGTAGCGGCCATCGAGATCCGGCGCAGAGGCTGCAGATGCGAGACCAGGCGCGGAAGGAAGTCGATGGACCAGGGCATGGCTTCAAGAATGCAACGGCCGACACGGACGGCCAGGTCACTGACGAAGGTCGCGAGGGACGTGGCCCAGGCCACGGCGGCCAGGACAACCGCGATCATCGGGCGAAGGACAATGCGCATGGGCACTCCTTGGGTTGGAGATGGGTGTCGGGGGCGGTCTGCGCCGCCCTCCGACGGGGGCATCAGCCCTTGGTGGTGGCCGCTGCGCCCTTTTTCGGGGCGGTCTTCGCGGCCTTCTCTGGCGGGGGGGTATGAGGGGCGGCCGGGGCGGCCGTGCCACCTGGGGGAGATGTGCTGCCATCAGCAGCCCCGGCTTCCCCGGCCGAGGCCGGAGACTGGTTCTTGGCTTCCGCCGCGGCAAGACGTGCCTGCAGCTCCGCGACCTCGCCTTTCAGCTGGTCGCGTTCAGCAACGATCGCGGCGGCAGCGGCTTCAATTGCCGCGTCGGTCACCGCTTCCGAGAGCGCCTTCGCCTGGGCAGCGACAGCCTCCAGCAACTGGCGCTTCGTCACGGTGATCGTGGCGTCGAGATCGTCGAGGGGCTCGGCGGCGGTCTCGACCTCGATCAGGCCCGCCGCCTCAAGCGCCACCTTCTCTTCGGCCGTGATCGACGCCGGTCCGGGCTTCATCCAGCGCTCGCCGACCTTGGCCGGTCCCTTCAGGTGGACCAGATGCAGATCGCCGCTCATCAGCCTTGGCCCGCATTTTGGAACAGGAAGCCGGCATCGGCACCCAGGATGTAGGGCCGGCGCTCGGTCGTGGTCGGGTAGATCCACGACTTGGTTTCGCGCGAGTAATAGGGCGCCTCGACGAGGGGATAGCCCTCGAGCTCGTAGGTGTAGCCATAGGACGGAACCTGGTAGTTCCCGCCCTTCGGCACATAGGCCAGGATAGCGTCATCACCCCAGACGTCCGTCGCGGCCGCGCTTTCGGCGGCTGTCTCGGGCAGGTAGACCGCCTTGCCGACGACGACGTTTTCCAACTCCAGCAGCGCGGCCAGCATGGCGGTCGTGATGGACTGCGCGGAGGTGTACTTGAACTGATCCTTGATCGTGGCGTGGCCGGTCAGCGCGTTCTTGGCGTTCGGTCCCAGAACCAGCGTGTTGGCATAGCGCCCGGTCATCCGGCGGATGGCCTCATTTCCGGCCTTGATGTCGGCGATCGGGGCCGAAGCACCCTGGGTCCAGCGGGCGGTGGTGGTCAGGGTCACACGGTTCGACACTGGGTAGTTGGCCAGCGTCCGTGCCATGGTCGCGCATTCGAATTCGAGGCCGAGATCGACGGCGTCGAGCACCATGTTGATGGCGCCCTGGGCCAGATTGACACCCGGGCTGGACATGGCCTCCTGCTGGTGCTCGATGGGCAACACGCCTTCAAGCGCGTCTTGCACCAGCGAGATCGGATCAGAGGCATAGCCATACTGGATGCGCTTCACGTTCGAACCCGGCGCGCGCTTGGTATTCATCAGGCGGAAAGATTCCTTGCCGAACTTCAGCTGGCGCATCGCGCGATTGGGCACGGCGGCCCGGGGAAAGAGGAACTGCGCGACGAACTCGGCATTGCGATAGCCGCGCGCATGGGTCGAGAGGATCGGGTCGACGACGGCGGCCTGACGGGAATTGATCGGAGCCATGTGATGGGCCTCAGTTCATGGTGGAGAAGCTGATGGTGACAAACTCACCATCAGCGGCGGCGTGAAGAGCGCGGCCAAAGCCGTTGGTTCCGGCACCGATGGTCTGGACACCACCGGCCGCAGCCGAGGTGACGCGGGCTCCGGCAGCGATGGCGCCGACGGCTTTCACCCGGACAGTGCCGAGCTTCATGATCGGCGCCGGATCACCGATCACAGTGTTCGGGCTCTTGGCGATACCGGCCACGACAGCGTCGGCGGCGGTGATCTTTGCGCCGGCAAAGCTGACCAGGTCATAAGCCTCGAAGACGCCCGTCGAGATGATCGTGTCGGTGAAAAGGTCTTGAAACATCGTGCTCGCTCCTCAGGAAACGGCCCGCACGGCGTCCATGAACTCCGTGCCGGGATGGGCGCGCTGATAGGCCAGCGCCTTGTTGTGAAGGGCGAGGCCCGCAGGATCGACCGGCTTGCCGTCCGCCGCGAAGGACGCGCCATTGCCTTTGACCTCTGGACCGTCGCCGAGGTCGGACTCGCCGAACTGCACCACCACCGGGAGCGCCTGCAGAACCTCGCGAAGGGCCGCGCCCGCGGTGATCTTGGCCGCGCCTTCGGCAAAGCTGACAGCGGCATGGCCGGGCAGCGCGTCGAAGATCGCGATCACCTTGTCCTTCAGGACGGGCAGCAGGCGGCCTTCCTCGACCAGACCTTCGGCAAAGCTGACGTGTTCGGCATGGGCGGCCTTGGCCTCGCGCTCGGCAATCGCGTCTTCGCGCGTCTTCAGGCTGGCCTCGCGTTCGGCGAAGGCCGGATCGGGCTGATTGGCCACGGGCGGCTCCTTTTGTGGTTGGGGTTGGGGTTCGGCCGGAGCCAAGAAGTGCGGCTGACGCGGCTCGTCCGCCTCGTCCAGCCAGTCGATTTCCCAGGAGGGCAGCAGCTTGTCCGCCGTCTCGAGGCCGTCGCGGTCGATGATCCAGTCGCGCAGGCGGCGGAAGATCGAGGCGGACTGCGAGGCCACGCCGAAGGCCGCCGTGAAGGTGGCGCCGGCGGCGCCGGCAAAGGCCACGTTCTTCAGGCCGCTCACGGCCGGCGCGGCCGCGCCCAGAAACCCGACATGCTTCGGGTACCAGGTGCCG